TTTAGGGCCTGAACCAATACAAACAGCAGCATCTGCTGCAAAAATAGCAGCTGAAAAAACCGCAACTAAAATTGCAATAGATGAACTTAAAAAACAAAAGATAAATATCCCACCATTAGGTGAAGTTAATATATACGATACTGTTGAAAAGATATTAGCTAAGAAAATAAATGACCCACAAGTGTTAGCACACCCAGCCATATATCCGGCCGTATTATTAGTTAAGTTGGCAAGAGAAACAAAAATACCGTCTCCAAATTTGGCATTAAAACCTGGCAATTTTATAAAATTCCCACCACTACCAGATAGAAAAAAATTAATAGAGGAAGCTAAAAAGAAATTAGAAGAAGAAGCTGAAAAACAAATAAAAGAGCAAATCAAAAAACAAATAATAGAACCTGTAAAGGAAGCAATACTAACACCAATAGAACAAACAATAGAGCAGGCTATTGCAATAGCTAATACAGTTAGACCTTTACCAACCAAAGCTCAAATAAAAAAATATGTTAAAGATACGTTTGATGGTATAATACCTGATTTACAATTACCTGGTATAACAATACCAAAAATACCAACTAAAGAAGAAATTGAAAAAATTGTAACTGATATAATAGCTGGGTATATACCAAATATACCAAATCTTAAATTACCAAAAATACCAACTAAAGAAGAAATTAAAGCAATGGTGTATGAAATGATTAAAGATAAGATACCACAAATACCAAATTTTAACATAGTACTTCCTAGTTTATATTTTAAACCAAGTTCAAATATTTTAATAAATCCTTTGGTAAATTATTGTAAAACTCAAATGTTAACAACTGGTGGTATAATAAACGTTTTAGCACAATACCCACCACCAATAATACCAGGACCAGCAATTATAAAATGGGATGGGTATAGAGTTCCTGATGGACCTCCTGTACCTGATGTACCAATACCACCTGCATTCCCATCAAACATACCATTACCAGATACTTCAAAATTAATAACAGAATTACCTAAAATTGAATTAAAAGCTCCTAAATTTGAAGTTCCACCATTAGATAAAATCGGAAACATAATATCGATATAATTCACATATTTATATTAATTCCCAAAAATAACAATTCAAATATTTATAAACATAACAAATAAGTAAGTATGAACACAGACAAATTATTAAAAGCCATACAAATCTTAATCAAAGAGGAATTAAAAGAACAATTACCTGCATTAATTAAGGAAAATGTAAGGGCTGAAATGAAAAAACTGATAGCAGAGGGTAAACAACCTGCTAAACCAAAAAGTACTGGATTATCAATGGCTGCGGCTATGTTAGATGAAGAAACAATCACCGAATCAGTACAAACAAAAATAATTGGAGAAAAACAATTTAGTAAAAACCCAATAATCAATCAAATCCTAAATGAAACCAAAGGTGGAATACCACAGGGTGATGGTGGGTTTAGAACAATGAATTTTGGACAGGCCGATATGGGTTCGGTTGTGGGTAGAACTGCAGTAGCAGATAAAATGGGTTATGGTGATTTAGCTAGAGGACCTCAACCAAACGGATTGGGTGTACAAACTGGAGTGGCTGAAATTGATAAGGCTTTGAATAGAGATTATTCAGAACTTGTAAAAAGATTTAAGAAATAATAAAAATGGCAGTACCATTAGGACAAAAATTAGTTATTGATAGTAAGCAATTTTCAGATTATGCTATTGGTATATCATTACCAATACAAATAACTAATACTGCGTTCAATCAAACATTTTTTACAATAGACCAGGTAAGAACTAATATCAACAACTTATTATTAACAAAAAGAGGTGAGAGATTAATGCAACCTTTATTTGGTTGTGGATTGCAAGAATTTTTATTTGAACAACTAACTGATGAAATAGCAGGTAGAATAGAAACTGAAATAATAGAAACTATATCTCTTTGGTTACCATATGTAACAATAAATTCAATAGAAGTGGATACAGAAACCGATAGACAGTACAATGCTATAAATTTACATCTATCATTTTCAGTTGCAAATGGTACTGAAAATACCAATCAAACCACACTAACATTTCAACAATAATATCGTAGATGAATAAGAATTTTAAAAATAGAGGAAAGGATATAAAATATTTAAATAAGGATTTTGGTGCTTTCAAAAATAACTTAGTAGACTACGCAAAAACTTATTTTCCAAAAACATATTCTGATTTTAGTGAAGCATCACCTGGTATGATGTTTATAGAGATGGCATCTTATATAGGGGATGTTATGGGATATTATATAGATGATACTTTAAAAGAATCATTAATGCCATATGCTGAAGATATTAATAGTGTAATTGCGTTATCTCAACAATTAGGATATGTTCCAAAAGTAACATCGCCGGCTATAACAACTTTATCGGTATATCAACTAGTACCATCCATAGGAAATGGAGCTTCAAATAAGCCAGATTCTAATTTTTATTTAAGAATCAAAGAAGGCATGAAAGTTGAAACTACACAAAATAATATAAATTTTATAACAACAGATGTTATAGATTTTGCAGATGCAACAAATAGAGAAATTGCAGTTTACCAAACTGATGCAATTACCAAAGAACCTACATTTTATTTAATTAAAAAATACGTTCAAGCGATATCCGCTACTGTTAAAACGGCAGAATTTACATTTGGTAGTTATCAAGCATATCAAACAATTGATTTGGATGATGCTAATATAATTCAGATATATGATGTAAGAGATAGTGATAACAACAAATGGTATGAAGTTCCTTATTTGGCACAAGAAATGGTATTTGTAGATTATCCAAATACAGAAGCAAATGACCCAGAATTAGTTCAATTTAAAGATTCCGTACCATTTATTTTAAAAACAATAAAAACTCCAAAAAGATTTACTGTAATTGTAAATACAAATGGAACTAAAACAATTCAATTTGGAGCTGGTGACCCAACTGCATCTGATGAGCAACTAATTCCAAATCTTAAAAACGTTGGATTGGGATTACCTAATTCTATTAGTAGATTGGAAGAATCATTTGACCCAACTAATTTCTTAAAAACAAAAACATACGGAACATCTCCAGCAAATACAACTATTACTGTAAAATATTATGTTGGTGGCGGTGTTGAATCAAACACACAAAAAAATACATTGATTAGATTGGGTACATATGAATTAGATAATGATGTATCAACATACACAGAAGCTCAAAAATCAGTTTTTAATTCAATTAAAAATTCAATAGCAGTAGATAATGAAATTCCTGCTGTTGGTGGTAGAGGTGGTGAAACTATTGAAGAAATAAGACAAAACGCATTAGCAAATTTTGGTTCACAAAATAGAGTAGTAACTGCAAAAGATTATCAAGTAAGAGCTTTATCATTAAATCCAAAATATGGTTCTATTGCAAAAGCATTCGCTATAGCTGATGGTAAATTAGATAATAATTCACCGGCATCTATATTAGCATCTCCAAATAACTTACAAGAGTTTACGGATTTGGTTATGTCATTTGTTAAAAAGCCTGATAACGAAGAACCAACGGAGGGAAGTGTTAAAAGTGATATCCAAAAATTTTTAATAGGAAAAACAACAAATATGGATGAGAAAAACAATCCATTTGCTGTAAACTTATATTTGCTTGGGTATGATAACGAAGGACATTTAACTGAACTTAATAGGGCAGTTAAAGAAAATCTTAAAACATATTTAAATGAATATAAAATATTAACCGATGGTGTTAATATAAGTGATGGTTTTGTTATAAATATTGCACTGGATTTTGAAATAAAAGTTTATAACAATTATAATAAGAGTGAAGTTTTAGTTAATTGTATAAATGAATTAAAAGATTATTTTACAACAGACAATTGGACATTCAACCAAACAATAAACATAGGTGAAGTTGAACTAATTATAGCAAATGTTGATGGTGTATCGTCTGTTGCTAAAGTTGAATTTACAAATAAATGCGGAGACCCATACTCTCCAAATCAATATAATATAGCAGGGGCAACTAAAGATAAGATTATATATCCATCGTTAGACCCTTCGGTTTTCGAAATTAAATTTCCGAATTCGGATATAAGAGGGAGGGTTAAATAATGTATAGCTTTTTAACAGCATCAAAAGATGCAACGATTTACTTACAGCAACCCAATCAAAATACTGGGTTGGATGAAATATTAGAAGTAAGTAAAATTTATTATGGCAGTGTAAAAGATATATCAAGATCTTTGATAAAGTTTGATATATCCTATATTTCGCAATCACTAATAAATCAAACTGCACGTTTGGAAGAAGTTTCACTTATAATGAAAGAAACTCAAAGTGAAGAAATTCCACTTGATTACACATTATATGCTTATCCTATTTCCGGAAGTTGGGAAATGGGTATTGGTACTCGATTTGATGAAATATCAACAATGGGAGTTACTTGGAGAAATAGAGAAGGTGATTCCAAACTTAAATGGTTGATAGATACTACCACAGATGGTATAACTACAAACTTCGCAGCAGGTTCTACTGGTTCATATTCTGGATATGGCGGAGTTTGGTATACTGGATATACAGCTGAACAAAATTATTCATACAATACGGCGGATATACATATGGATATAGAACTTATGTTGAAAGGTTGGTTGAGTGGCTCTATACCAAACGATGGAATTATAGTTAAATTTTCAGATGATACCGAAACTGATAATAATGATTATGGTATAGTTAGATTATTTGGTAAAGAAACGCATACCATATATCAGCCAAAAATAAGAATTGGGTGGGATGACCAAACATTTGTAACTCAATCATTAGAACCATTAGTATCTAACGAAATTAAAGTAACAGTTACTAATTTAAATAAAGAATATAAAGTAAATTCAAAACCAATTATAAAAATATTTGCTAGAGAATTATATCCATTGAAAACATTTAGTTCTAACTTTAGATATAAAACTGTAAAGTATTTACCACAAACAACTTATTATCAAATTAAAGATTTGGATACGCAGGATGTAATAATACCATTCTCGGAATTTTCAAAAGTTAGTTGTAATAATAATGGTAATTTTATTCAACTTGATTTGACAAATTGGGAAACTGATAGGGTATATAGTATTGAAATAAAGGTTGATAATAATGGTAATGTTCAATATTTTGATGATGATTTAACATTTAGTGTTGTAAAATAAAAAAATGAATACTGGTTTAAAAAACGAAAAATTAGTTGGTAAAATTTTAGTGAGTGGTTCATCCGCACTAAAACCTAAAAATAATGGTATCAATTTATTTGAAGAATTGAGTATCGATGATGGGGTAGTGTCTTCTAAATTACTTAAACCAAAGTATAATAAAGAGCAATTAATAAAATCCATAGATACCACAATTATAGAACTTATACCAGTTGAAGTTCCTGAACTTCCTGATATGGTACTTCGTTCTATATGGTTGGAAGCACTTGCTGAAATCGAAATAAGAGATAATGAAATACGAAGATTGAATGGTATCATTTCTGGATTGGAAGCTAGAATTTTAGAATTAGAAGCAGAATTAGAAAATTTAAGAATTGAACTTGATTCTCAAAAAATATTATCAGCAACATACCAAAACCAAAATCAATTATCAGTAACAAGAGTACAACAATCAATTGGTGATTTGCAAAACTCTTTACAAAAAGCAACATCTGAAGCAATACAAAGAGTTTCTTTAACTGCTAGAGTTGAATCTTTATCTGAAGAAAATAAAAGATTAAAGGATGTATTAGAAGGTAAGCAAGCTAAACAAGCGGAAGGTGCTAAAGTTGGTATGGATTTTTCAATTAAAGTTATTACTAAGGGTGATGCATCAAGTCAAGACGATTTGATATTTAATGCTAGAGCTAAAGATGATGGTAGAGGTAAGTGGATTAATGGGCCTGATATAGAAGTATATAATTTTAGTAGTGAAGAAGTAACAATTAGCTTTACACAAACTGGAGAAGTTAAAGGTATAATAAACCCAGTAAGTTCTGTTACATTAAAACCAAAACAAACATCTAAAATTACACTAAAAACAAATGATGATAAGGTAGATGATTTTGCACCATCTGCTGGTGTTGGACTTACTGGTGACAAAACATATAGAGGTTCATTTGTAGCAAAATCAAATAAATCAACACTAAATCTTTCTATACAATTACAAAAACAAAGAGGAAATCAATTCGGATAATAAAAAATTATGGCATTACAAAATTTTAAAGATATTATTAACAATAAGGCGTATCGTATTCAATCGAAGGATAGAGAAATTTTTGAAAAAGGAAATTTACAATCTTTCTTTGGGTTTAGTGATAAGGACGTTATTGAGTTTATAGTATATGATGCTAATGATAATCAACTACCTCAAAAAGACTGGGGAATAGTTAGATATATACCAATGACAGATGAAAATATAGGAGATTATTTTTTAATAGCAGACGGTACTATTTTACAAGCTTACAACTTTCCAAATGAATACTTTATTGATATTGAAAGACTCTTAAATGAAGCTGGTTATGAAAATGGTATATTTAAAACACAAATAAATTTACTTAATAATAGAGTAGGTAGTTCTCAAAAGTTTGATAAATTATGGATATCGGAAGTATCTCCATCTAGAACTGAAATAAGAGTGTTTCCATTAAAAAGAAAGGAAACGGAAGGAACTGATTTGTTTGAAAGATTTAATATATTTGTTAAAGATGGTGAATTTAGAGAAGATACAATCAACTCTGCATTATCTATTATAGAAAAGGTATCACCGCAACAAGTTGCAAGTGCACTATCTACCAAATATGGAAAAAATTGGGTTGATAAATTAAGGAGTGAATAC